ATGAGGTAGTTCATCTCGTTCTGGACGCGGTTGGCTTGGTCAGCCTTCTCAGGGGTCAGTTTACCCATGATTTTTGTGCGGACAGGGCCGCTGGCGGGCATCAGCTCGCTCATTGCCTGCGCTTGGAACCGCACCACGGCCTCTGTCAGCATCGGGTGATACACCCCGGAGGCCCCAGCCCACGGCTGCGTGCGATCCTCGATCTTCATACCCAGCAAATCAAGGCCGGTGATGTAGGCTGAGGCCCAGTCTTTGCGGCTCTCGCGGTCAGACATGAAGGAGCTAACCAGATCACTGGCGATGCTCTCGAGCTCCCCATCGTCAATGCTTTCGGCAAGGTTGGCATCGTGGGCCGTGGAATCGACCTCATCGGTGTCGTCCTCGCCATCACCGAAGTCGATTGTCACCTCGCCCGTGTCCGCGTCGATCTCGATTGACGGCTCTTCGTCAGTGGCGACGGCCACCTCGATCTCCGGTTCTTCTCCCGGTCCGAGCTCGAACGGCGTCATCGGCTTCTCGATTGCCATGGCATATCCCCTGTAGGTCTCGGAGAGACCTTAGCACGAGGTGTTAAACCTAGCAATGTGGAGTCGCGAGGGGCGCTTTGGTGAAAATGAGCCGTAGCGCAGTCTGATTCTCGACCAACACAAAGCCGCGTGCTGCGCCCCTCGAGGTCTTTTTATCCGGCTCTGCTGGGACCCACAATAAGAAAATGGCCCGGCGGGGAGAAACGCCGGGCCATTCAGAGCAATCAACCCAACATAGGAGCACCGCGTGTGGAGGGCACGCGATGAGAGTGTTGTAGCACGACTTTTAGTAATAGTCTACTTTTCTCCTATACGGCAGCTCCTCGTCCTGCTCGTCGGTCGGCAGACGGATAAACCCACCCTGTCGGAACCGCATCAGCGCCATGATCGTGGTGTCCACTTGGTCGTCGTTAGACGCGAACGGGAACCCGGCAACTTCCTCGACCAGCTCCTCCGCCCACCGTTTCGGCGGCACCCAGACGAGCCCTGACGAGATGATGTCCGACACCGAGTTCAGACGCGCCATCTTGCTGTTGGGGTTGTTCACCGAGCCCCTGACGGGTGTGTACTCCTGCACCATGAGCCCTGCGCGCCGCATCTCCTGATAGAGTGGCGTCCCCGAGCTCTTTTTCTCGACGATGAACGCATCAGGCTCCCACTGCTGATACTCCTCCATGGACAGCTGCTTGAGCTCTGGGAACTCCATGCGCCGCTTGATGGCGTTGAGCAGGATGATCTGGTGCATGTTCTCCTCTTCATTGAAGAACACTCCCCACGTCGTCAGCGACGTGAAGTCAGCCCGGTTGTGGGCTTCTGCAGCGGCGTCGAGAGACATAATGACGTACTCTACGCTCGGTGGGTCGTCGTCCGGCCACAGCCTCCACCAGTCCCGCTTGATGATCGCAGCCTCTTCGCCCGTCGGATTCTGCTGATACTGTGCGTTCCACTGGAACACCGGCATGGACGCCTTTGTCCGCAGCAGCGCCTGCAGGTCGAAAAACTCAGGCCACAGGGCTTTTTGCACGAACTCGCCCGTTTCCGCGTCCTCGACCTCGAGAATCGCCGGAAACTCCACCACCTCGTACTGGTCGGAGTCCTCGTTGTTGGTCATATCGCGTATCAGACGCCCCGTGAGGTCATCTTGGTGCCATCTGGTGTGCACGATAGCCACTCTACCGCCCGGCATCAGACGCGTTCTGGCACCGAAGGCGAACCACTCGTAGGCTTTGTCAAATGCCGTGAAGTTCCCGTTCAAGATGTCCTGTTCGGAGTGCGGATCGTCAACCAACAGCAGGTCAGCACCGCGGCCCGCGAGGGCCGAGCCGACGCCCGTAGCGTAAAACTCGCAGGATGTGGTCGTATTCCAGCGCCCAGCCGACTTTGAGTCCGGTGAGAGCCCCGTACCGGGGAAAACATCCCGATATGGCTCCGAGTCGATGTGATTTCGCACCTTCCGACCGAAATCGACGGCCAAATCGGTGGTGTGGGACACCAGCATGACCTTTTTCCCGGGGTTTCTGCCGATAAACCATGCCGGATAGTATGTAGACACGAGCTGAGACTTGCCGTGGCGAGGTGGGATGTTGACGCAGACCCGGTCTTCCTCGCCCGCTTCAATCGCCATGAGCTTATCTGCAAGGATGCGGTGGTGTCGGCCCACCTTATAGTTAGGGTCCATGTATAGGCAGAAGGCAATCAGGTCGTCTCTGGCAGCCTGCAGCGTGGCCCGCTTGTCCAGCTCCTCGATCATCTTCTCGATCTCGAGCAGCTCGAGCTCGTCGAGCATATCCACGCTCTTTAGGAGCGTCTCGAGCTCTGCACGATTGAAGTCGGTGCTCACTCTTCACCTCCGTCTTCGACGACGTCGGCATCCTCGACGTCGTCTGGCGTCACGTCCACCATCTTCTGCAGCTTTCTCCGCAGCCGATCCCGCAGATCGTCGCTCGTCTGGTGCGTGATCGTGATCTCCTGCTTCTCGGTGAACAGCCCGACGTCGGAAACTTTGCCCAAGAGCTCCAACGCCTTCACCCGGATGCGTGCATCGGGGTTCTCTGTCTCCACGATGAGCTTGTTGACCACCATATGACGCACCTGAGACGCCTCTTCGACGATCTTGTGGCCATAATCGTTCAGAATCTTCTCCGTGAGCAGGAGAGCGGCAGGTGTTTTCTTAGTTATGGCCTTGACCGCGGAGCGCGTTTGCAGTGCAGCGGGCATCCGTGCAGCCTGCCGGGCCGTGGCAGCGGCATCATCTAGGGCCTCGTCGTTGAAAACGATCTCTAGCCCCGCAGCCTCGAGGAGCCGGGCCGTACCTGCAGCGGCGGATAGGGTTGGCATGTACCCATCGGGGGTATCCCCCTCAGAGAGGGGCAGATCAGAGTCGATTTTTAGTTCCATGGGTGCACCCTTTAGGGAGATTTTGTGCAGCTTAGCACTGCTTGGCGCTACGCGCTATATAGTAGGCCTTTTTGCACGGGGGAGTCCCAAAACCAAGAAGGGGGGCTCGTCTTTATGGAGTTGTGAGTCCACGCCGAAAACGATGGGGGAGGGGGTATTAAATAATGTGTTTTGATGTGATCCGCTACACTTTACTATATTGTACTGAAATAGCGCTGTATTTGGCTGACTTAATATCTATATACAGCATATGCGCCGCCGCCCGATCAAGGGGGGTGCCCCCCGGTGGGGGTCGGGATATGGCCAGTTTTCGCCGTTAGTTGGCGGACTAACGCTATAAAGCGCTGCTATCGGCGCTCAAACGCTACACTTGCCTATCAAGTCATGCCATAAAGATCTCACCGGACGGCAATGGTGCCGACGGCATAACATGAATGGAATACACTATGACCAACGTATCTTCTTGGACTGCACTTCTGAACCTCGCTCGTTCGGACTATGACACCACCGCCAAGGCGGAAAAGACCCGTGTCGCTTTCATTGACGGGCTGATCGCTGCGGGCTTCACCTCGGCAAATACTGTCCCCGTCAAGAAAGGATCGAACATTGACCCAATGTTCCGCAGCTCGCTGCTGCTGATCTGCGCAGGTGCGATCAAGATCAAGGGCAAGCGCCTCTCGGATGCGGACCTTAAGAAGGTCGCCAGCGAGGAAGTGTCGAACAAGGTTCTTCTGGCGGGCACGCCAAAGGGCACGATGAACGGCACTGTGACTTGGCTCGGCAATGCTTCTTCCTACCTCGGCAAGGTCCGCAAAGACCTTGAAGCGCGGGAAGGTGAAGCGCAGGACGTGGCGGGAACGCCTCGCCCGCCGTCAACGGATGCAGAAATCATCCTTGGCTATCTGCAGAAGGCTTACACCAAAACCTTCAAGGATGATGTGAACCTGAAATGCGACCTCGCCGCGCTGCAGAAAGAAATGCGGGAAGTCGCCAAGGTTCTCGGCTCGGACCTCAAAGCGCCACAGGCGAAGAAGAAGTAAGACGACTGGGCGGTGCGAAAGCACCGCCCTTTTTTGTGCCTGCGTTTTGGCGCAGGCCACTGAGACCAGTTCTCAGGGCCGCATCGAGCGACATCGAGCACCGACGCTTTCGGCCATGCGCGCAAGACCACCCGACCAGATCGCCCGTTAGTCCGCCCGACTAACCCCGAGACCAGTTCTCAGGGCCGCATCGAGCAAATCGTTAGTCCGACGACTAACACACGCGTAGCGTGAAACCCAAATCACATGTTCAATCACTAGGTTGTAAATTACAGATTTGACCCCTTTGGTCAAATTTTTGGGCGTTAGTCGGCGGACTAACTGTAATGTACTAGTAAATGATGTAATGTTACTAATGTTACGAGTGCTAAGTCATTGATATTACGCAATGTTCCGTTTTTTTTGTAATGTTCCGTTTTAGTGGTCCGTAAGTCATTGATTTTACATAATGTTCCTAATGTTCCGCGTAAAACAGAGATACCCGGGGGTCGCGTGCGGGGGCCGAGCATCTGCATGAAACCCCAGCGCCAACTCCACGGTCTCGCATCACTGATTCCGGCACAACATTAGTAACATTTAGAACATTGCAGTCTTTTCAAGGGCTTATATATATACTTATTAGTAACATTATATATAACAATAGGACATTACACCAGATGGTAGCCGTTACTACAAAAGTGAACCAAATATCATTATTTTGCCCCATTTGCTTGACTTAAACACCCAATGTGATATTCTGTAAGCAGTTAAAAAATTTCGGGCGGTCTGAACAGAAAGTGCCGCTAGTCCGCCGACTATCAGGGAGACGACCATGACCAAGGACCAAATGCGCGCGTTGCTCGCGACCCTCGTGCCTGCTGCCGCGGCGCGTGGTGACATCTATCATTTTCCCCGCGTAGGGTCGGGCAACGCGCCCGGCAATATGCAGTCCATCAGTGGCGTTAGTCTATCGACTAGCGAGCAAGTGCAGTCCCGCGCTCCGCGCCCACGCCGCATCTACCCCCGCCAAGGCGTCTATGGCGCAGGGTTCGAGGTAGAGACCTACAAGACCTTCCAGCAAACCTGACAACCCCGCTAGTCCAGCGACTAACCTATAAAGGATCAAATCAAATGCCTGCTTTCGAGACCATCACACTTTCCCTTCCCGCCCACTGGATCGTGCCCGTGCTTTATGGCGACCTGTCGCCCCTCGACGAGGCTGAGGCCGTTGCCTTTGACCGCTGGCTGCAAGACACCATCGAGGATGTAGGACATGGGAAAACCCCACTCATAGGCCGCATCGAAGATGCCCCCTACTTCGCCCGTTATCACGACGCTGCCGAATACGGCGTGCTGGCGTGTGACTGCTACGACATCGAATTTTTGGTGGAGAAAGTTTATGCGTGAGATGACTAAGACACCGAAAAGGGCGTTGACCGTTCGCAGGAACGAGCGGGCGCTGATTAAGCTGCGCCGTGCGGTGGCCCTACTGGAGCCGAGGCTGTCAGTGGAGGCGGTGTGCTCTATGCACGAGGGTCAACTGGCGAACGTGATTATGCACTACGCCCTGCACGTCGATGCGGCGCGCGGGAAAGACAAGAGCATCGGGGAGAAACAAAATGACTGTTAGTCCGTCGCCTAACGCCGACCTGAGCAAGATGCTCACCGTCTCCATCGGCCACATATGCACATCGACGGCTCAGACGTTGAACGACGAGGCGCTCGGGACCACCAGCAACATGATGCTGAGCATCGCTGGATGGGGAGGCTACGGCTGGTTCATGTGGGTGCCTAACGACCCCGAGGAAACCGAGGGTCTGCCCGCAGACCTGTATCACATCTTTGTCTACGCTCGGAAGGTCGGTGCCGAATACTTGCTGATCGACATTGACGCCGACGTTAACCCTGACCTGCCCGTCTACCCGGAGGAATGAAATGAAAGACTGGATCGAGGACGCGCTCGGCGCGGTGTGCCTGTTCGCCATCGGCTACGGCCTGATGCTACTCGTCTGCGGCATCGGAGGCTGACATGCGCTTCATCGTTCACGGCCTATTCGGCAACGTGCCTGTCGGCGGTATCTTTCAGCTACAGCGCACACTCAGAACTTCGTGGGGTGGGCCCAACACCAGCCCGCCTATCACATGGCTCAAGGTCAGCACACGCACGGCCCGGGTCAACGGCAACGGTGCAGTATTCTACTTCGGCAAGGCGGACAACGTCTGGCTGGAGGAAGGTGTTAGGCTGACGACTAACAAGGAGGAAATGAAATGAGCACTTGGGACTTTCGCTTCGTGAACATGCCGTCCGGCAACGGCGGCGAGGATTGGTTTGAACTGCGGGAGGTATACTACAACGAGGACAACAGTCTCTTCGGTCACGCCAGCCCCTGCCTTGGCAGCGAGACGCCCGAGGGCGTGGCACAACTGGCTAAGTGGTGGCAGCAGGCTGCCGATAATCCCCCACTGCATGAAGATGATTTCCCCGATGACTTCGAACCCTACGCACACGTGTAGCAAGGAGGAGAGATGAAAGGCCCAACAAACAACGCCGAATGCGTCGACTGCGGGGCAAGCTACCCGCTACGCCGCGCCGCTCTGGGCTACAAGACCTGTCTCACCTGCGGCGACAAGGCGGCAAGAGAAGCGCGCACCTCATGGTGCGTGGCACCAATAGCCCACAAGCAGGGGGCTACACTGATTACCAACAAGGCCAACCTACTCGGCCTGAACAAGACAACCCCGTTAGTCTGACGACTAACACCAACCAGAACCAAGGAGTAATAACATGTCTCAACTCGAAATGAACTTCGCACCTGTGGTGCCCTCGATCTCATCGTCGTCCATGCTGGTCGACCTCAGCATCAGCATGTGGGCTGGGCGCAAAGGGGACAAGCGCGCTTCCGAGGAAGTCGCGTCGGCCAACAACGCACAGAAGGGTGTGGCGCGGGTGACTAAGAGCCTGCTGGGCGACTGCGATGAACTCGATGCGCTGGTCAAGTTCGGTGCTCACGCGCACAGCGTCAACCGCAACAGCACCCTGCCGTGGTCGGACTCGGGCCCGCGCTTGCTGCCCACCGTCCGATACTTCGCATACCACAAGAACATGAGCGCCATGCAGGCTGAGTTCTACCGCATGGTGGACCGACTGATCGACGTCTACGATCTCGAGGTGTCGCAGGTGCAGGCCAAGCTGGGCGACCTGTTCGATGTTAGGGATTACCCTACCGCCGATGACATCCGCAAGAAGTTCTCGTTCAAGTTCAACTATATACCGCTGCCCGAGGCTGGCGACTGGCGCTTGGACATTGGCAACGAGGCACTGGCATCGTTGAAGGAGCAGTATGAGTCGCACTTCGATGGCTGGTTTGCCGCAGCCATGCGGGACATCTGGGAACGGCTCTATAAAACCCTGTCCACGCTGTCGGCCCAGCTGTCCGACAAGACCGAGGACGCCAAGCGTGCGCCGGGTATCTATGCCACTGTGTTTGATCGGGCGCTGGAGATTATCGACATGATGGAGACGTGCAACCTGACGGGCGATCCGCAGATGCAGTTGATGCAGCGGCGGCTGTCTCAGACGTTCAAGGGCGTGACTATCGAGGACCTCAAGGACGACGCCTACCTGCGCCGGGAAACTAAACAGGCCATCGACGCAGCCATCAAGAACCTGCCCTCGCTCGATCTGTGATCGGGCGTTAGGCAACAGACTAACACGACAACCAAAACATCTTACGGAGAACAATCCAAATGACGAACAATGCAACTGCGATGTATCAGATCGACCTCGATCAGTGCGCATCCCTCATCAAGGCCGTGGGCCACAAGCGCACTGTGCTGGTGCAGGGCCACATGGGGACGGGTAAGTCCTCGCTCCTTCGCACCCTGTCGGCTGCCATGCCGACCCACACGGCGTGCTACTTCGACTGCACGACCAAGGACTTGGGTGACATCACCCTGCCGAATATCAAGGGGGCTGGGCTTGGCGCTGGGTCGCGGCTTGTGGGTAAGATGAACCCCATGACGCATGACGTGGACCTGAGAGTAACAAATCAGGAGGACGAGCAGGACTACGTCACCTATGCCACCAACGAGGAGTTGGGTGCGCATCACAAGAAGCCGATCATCCTGATGATCGACGAGTATGGTAAGGCCAACCCGTCTGTGAAGAATGCCCTGCTACGCCTCATGCTCGAGCGCAAGATCGGTAGCTATGAACTGCACGAGGACAGCGTGATCTTCGCGACGACCAACCTTGGTGCCGAGGGGGTAGGTGACTTGCTGCCGCCTCATGCCCGCAACCGCATCACTGTCGTGACTGCCCGCAAGCCGAGCAACATGCAGTGGATCGAGTGGGGCATCAACAACGGCGTGGACCACACCCTGTTGGGCTGGTGCAAGGACAACCCGCAACTGTTCAACTCCTTCGACGACCACCCGAACCCGGACGACAACCCCTACATCTTCCACCCCAAGCAGCAGCGTGCAGCCTTCGTCACGCCTCGCAGCCTTGAGGCCGCGTCCGACGTGCTAAAGTCACGTGATGGCATGGACGACATGACTGTGACCGCTGCCCTGATGGGCACTATCGGTGATCGTGGTGCGATGGACCTGATGGCCTTCGTCAAGCTGGCTGACCAGCTGCCTTCGCTACAGTCTATCAAGGACACGCCCGAGACCGCCAAGGTGCCGTCATCTGCCGCTGCCGTGTGCATGGTGGTCTACCGGACGCTGGCTGCGATGGACAAGGACCTCATCAACCCGTGGATGGTCTACATGGACCGGCTGGACAAAGAGGCACAGGGTATGTTCGCCAACGGCGTGCGCTCCCCCAAGTATGGCAAGCAGGCTCTGATTATGACCAACGGGAAGTTCACCCAGTGGGCCATGCAGAACGGCTATCTCTTCGCCGCTGATAAGCGGTAAGCCCATGGCCAAGAACGATGGGAAGCGGTGGACCTCATCAGAACTTACCAAGCTGTTCAGCCATTGGCGCAACGGCTTGACCTTGGAGACTATCGCAAAACGACTAGGCCGCACCAAAGGTGCGGTCCAACAGAAACTCTATGACTATGACATGCACACAGATGAGCGCATCCGTGAGAGCGCCGAGGAGAACAAATAGATGTTTATGTTAGGCCAAGCACTAACACTGGAGCAGCGGCTCCAGAAGGCTGTGATCGACATCATGGCCAACCCCAAATACGTCGCCCTTGCGGGCATTCTGATGATCGGTGGACGCCGCATCGAGGACGATCCTGCCAAGTGTCCGACTGCCTACACCAACGGCAGGGACGAGGTCTATGGCCGTGCCTTCTGCGATCCACTGAGCGATGCCGAGCTGCGCTTCCTTGTGCTGCACGAGTGCTATCACAAGCTCTATCGTCACCTGACCACGTGGCGCTGGATGTATGACGAGAACGCTAAGCTGGCCAACGCGGCCTGTGACTATGTGATTAACGTCAAGCTGGTGGACGACAACGCAGCGGACGGCTTCGCTAAGATGACTGGCCCGCTCAAGATCGGCTGCTACGACAAGAAGTATGCGGGCTGGGATAGTGCACAGGTCTACCACGACCTCAAGAACGGCGGACAGGGCAAGGGTGGTGGCTCAGGCT